TCATCAAGTGCATAAACGATAGCGGGGTATTTCATTTTTACCGACTCAGGAGGTTGAAAATACACATTTTTGCTTTCAAGGAGTTCTTCCAGGAAAGTTTGCAGATCAAGCCTGCTCGCCATTGTATACACCTCCCACAGTCAGTATAAGTCTTGGGTACTGAACTTCAACGCTTGTCACCTTCCATTTAGCACCCATAAACTCAACATACCTCATCGAATGAAAATTCTCATTGGCAAATGGATCGGCTACGATACTGATCTCATTCGCAACATTGATGTTGTCGTTGAGTTGTTCCGCAGACTGAAGCCTACGAGTGTTACGAGTTAAATCACCATAGTACATACGCTCGATGATCTTCTCTGCCCAAACGCCCGGCTTAGTCTCTTCTGTTACAGCGTAGCCAATTACTCCATAAAATTTAGCCATTTTGAATTTTCACTCCTTGCTGAATTTAGCCTCCAATAGTGGCAGTGACATCCTCTTCCAGAGCAATGGCGGACATGACGCGAGTATTGGCACCGGAGCAACGAGTCTCCAGCAGGCTCTTTTCCTGGTTGAAGTCGATATCGAAATCAGTGAAGTGAGTGATTTCGCCACCCTTGGTAGCACCCAGGGAGTAATCAGCCAGGTTGACCATCAGTCCCAGAAGCTTCTTGGTCTTGCTGTCCGTGGTAGTACGAGTCTTGCCCTCGAACTGTTCGGCAGTGATGATCTGACCAACATTCAGAGCAGCAGCCAGATCACTGACCTTGTCATAAATGCGACGACCATTCAGGTCACGGGCAAGCAGCATGACATTGACCAGATGGGGCGTGCAGTAGAAGTCGGGAGTGCCGGAGCCCTTGTACTTCTCACGAGCATACAGCAGAGACTGGATCACAGCTTCCGCATAGATGTAATTATCGCCAAAATTGGCGGAAGTATTGGTGCCCTGGAGCGTAGTCTTCATGCCGGCAATGTCGACATCAGCATGAATAGTATACAGCTCGTCATCCAGCCAGATCGGGCGGATCTTATCCTCAGCGATCTTACCATCAGCACCAACCTCGCGACCGTCGCCGATCATGATAGCCGTAGCCAGTTCCTCGTTCAGGTTCATACGGTCAATGCCATACAGATACTGCACAACATCAAAGTCCTGAATATCGATGATATCGTCACGGTCAAGCTTGCTCTTTACATACACGGTCTGAGGATCAGTCGTTCTGTGGAGCAGCTGAATGTTGCCGACATAACCCTTCTGGGCACCCTTCTTGTAACCCTTAGCACGAAGAGCCTCAATGTTACGCAGGTCAGCCTGACGAGTACGGATACGGGAAATAGGGCTCTTATGAACCTTCTTCAGAACCTCATTCACCCAACCCTGGTCAGTGGTAAGCAGTTCGGGAGCACCCGGACGGACATCCTTGTACTCAGGGAACAGGGTTTCAATACCGTCGATACCATGAGCCAGAACGATGTCAGGATTCTGCTCTGCATAAATGTCCATAGCAGTACGAAGACTGCCGACATTGTTGGACTTAGCCATAGAAATGATGCTTACCTGGTCAGCATGAGACAGAACCTCGGTCTTCTTCTGCTGATCGTTGTCAAAGACATTGTGTTTCATTGTTTTATCCTCCTTATTAGATTCAGATTTGTTGTCGGAATCATCCTTGGATTCCTTTTCGGGTTCGCCTTCGAGAGCCTGTGCAATAAGTGCATACATGACATTCTGCTGTTTCTCGGACATGGAATCGATCACATCAGCAATCGTCTCCTCATTATCCTTCTTCTCTTCCTTGTCTTCAGCAGGCTTGTCCTCTTTGGTATCCTTCTTCTTTTCCTCTTCCTTCGGTTCATCCTTGGACTCCGCAGAATGAGAAAGACAGAGAGGCATTCCGGTATAGATGATAGCTTCATCGTCGGACATTTCGCCATGCTTCAACATAGAATCGATAAATGCACCGGGGTTAGCACCCTTATGCACCAGACTCACTTCGCAAATGCAACCATGCAGTACATCAGGGCCAGCCTGCTGAAGCTGATTGGCGTAAATGGACAGAGCACAGATGTCACCATGCTTGATAAGGACTTTCGCAATTTCACCATCAGCGGTGTCATTGAGGAAGCCATAGGTGTAAACACCCTCCTCACGGTTCTCAAGCCATGCATGACCAAGAACATCACGAGGACTGTTGTGCTGATGATTCCAGACCAGAGGGACTTTAATGCCGTCATTATTCTTAAAGGCGTCCCGACGAATTACTCGTCCATCGGAACACTTAAGGTCGTTTCGGGTTGCCCAGCCGCTGAAATCACAAGCCTCAACCGAAAAAGGTCTACTCATTTTGAAATTCCTCCTTACTTTTTCGATTTTTGCTTAGAGATTTTGTCGTCCAAATCACTTGCTGACTCTTCAGCTGAATTAACTTCAGTAATAGGCATTTCTTCCGACTGCTGATCGGAACCGGATGGCGCACTCAGGTTCTTATTTCTGAGTTCATCTGCTCTCGGGTCCTCAGAGGGTTTCATACCGACTACCTGACGAATTTCATTCGAAGTCATGATTTCATTTCTTGTAAACTTGTCAGCAATTTCAGCAATATCATTGACAGGAACCAGTTTGAACGGGTCTCTGAAGAATGAAATTGACTGGTGTTGTGATCGGGCAGTTTTGGTCAGAAACTTTCGTTTCATCTCATCAACAATAGCGGAAATGATCGGCTCGATTGTCCGGTTGTTATAGTTCAGCATTGTCTTCTCGTCCGCTGTTCCATCCAAAATGCTCTGAGTGATCCCCAACTGGCTGTATAGCATACTCGTCAAGTATTCAATCTGGGACATTAGGTTGTTGTTCACGGAACGATTCAACTGTGTGATATGCTCAGTACCATCAGTATAAGCGATACCATACTTTGAACCTGACAACTGGTTTTCTATATCTTTACGCCGATTTTCGGCCTGTTGACGCCTTGCTTCTGTCTTGATTACATAAGGAAGCTGAATAATCAAATCGAGTTTTCCAGATCCGCTTTGCTCATCAATGACATCAAGTAGGTTAAGTTTACGAATGAGCCGCTGCATAGTAGAATTTGGCTCATTGATAACTGCGTACAGTGGATTCTCAATGATAGCCACTGCACTTTTCGGCACCACAATATCTTCTTTTCTGCCCGTTTGTTCGTTGTACACACGAGCTCGAATATGCTGCGGATACCAGTCTAAAATTTGTCCGACACGAAGAGACTGAATGTCATACGAACCGGACACGTTAGGATCAGTCGTTGTATCGACCGGAACAATAGCCACGCTTCCTTCATCAAACATAGAGATAACTACATCCTGAACGAACGACCGTGCCGTCTGATCGACATTCGCTTCCAAAGTGAGGCAATTATTCAATCCGTCATCGATGACCGAAAGAAAACGCCCATTTTCGTCCAAACGAACATGCTGAATATTCAGTGCAGCAACATCAAGTGCAATTCGGTTATAAACCGATGTGACGATTGATCTTTCATTGCCTCTGGACATTCTTGGTCTGTCAGCTCGATATGAATAGCTCATACCCAAATCCCGGTAGTTCATTTGAACATTGCCGGTAAACGCATTCCAAGCATGTTTCAGTCTGGAACCAAAAGACATCTCCATTTTGAATCATCACCTCCTTAAACCATATCAACATTTTTCTTCTTGTAGGCAACCCGGCCGGAAGCCCAAATGCCATTCTTCAGCTGCTGCATATCATAGCCTCTGTCGGCCAAAGCCATATGCACGCCGACTTCGCCTCGTTTTGCAACGAACTGAACGACACGCCCCGAAGGTGCGGTAACATTTTTAACGGACTCATTCATCAACTCAGCCATTTTCCGATTATAGGAATTGATAGCCGAAGAACTGATCTTACCTTTCGATGTCACAGAAGAAGGATTTTTCAATAGTTGATTGGCATACTGATCGAGTTCTTTGGAAACATCTTTGCGGGCTTTAGATACGATTTTGTCGTGATTTTTATGAGCCCACTTTGCGTCTTTCTTTTCCAAACGCTTTTGACCGGCTGCGGTCAAAGTGCCGTCTTTGTTCTGGAAACGGCGAACGCCCCATTTCTGACCGAGAATACCATGATGGTACATCTCATCCAACTTGACCACCTCCTTATTCAAATGCGTCTCGATTGAGTTTATAAGCAATATAAGCGTCCATCATTGCCGCGACAGCATCGATTTTCTGCTCGTATCGCTTCTTCAAAAGTTTACGGTTTCCGTTTGTATCTTCAAGGGTAATACAGTTACCCATAGCAAAGGTCATGAGATCCTCATCGAAGATAAGCATTCTTTCTTCAGAAAGCTTTTTCAGCTCTCCAAGCGGAACCGATTCGGTTTTAGCGCCCTGAATAACTTTCTCGATTCCAAACGGACCGTTTTCAGATTCCCATCTCGCCACAAATTCTTTTGCGTTATAAGGGTCAAACCCAAGACATCGAACATCGTACCCACACTCCTGAATATGGTTGTCCAAATCTTCATAGACATCCATCATGTTAAGTACGGCACCCTCTAAAACAATTAAACTGCCCTCCGCCATGAATTGATCGTATTTGATCCGCATAGCAGCAGGCAGCTTCATTAAAGTTGTAGAGGTAATATAGTTTCGTGTCTTGATGCCAAAAGAACCGTTTGGCAGAGGGAACAAGAATGTAAATGCGCAGAAGTCATCGCCCTGCGATAAGTCTGCACCAAGGGAACAAGGCATCTGCCAGTAGTCCCTCTTTCGATGCGGAAGAGTTTCTTCATAAGTGAAGTAATAGGTGTAACCCTCCATAGGCAGTCCAAATCTCTTCGCAAGAATATCGTTTCGGGCAGCTGGAGCTTTTTCAGCTCTTTCAACATCAAGCTGATAAGTTTCATAGCTTACGGTTTTTCCAAGATTCGGATTAGCCTTGAGCCACATTTCCGGGTCTCCGACTTCGTCAATGGAGTCAAGCTTGTACCACCAAATCGAAACGTGGGGATTGATGTAGTCACCCTTAAGGATGTCCATCAACTCCATTTTGATGGTGTCGCCGCTTCCGTTACGAACCGTACCTTCCGAACTGATTGCAACGATGATGTAGTCATTCACCTTGGATGCACCCTGCTCAATTGCACCGATAACATCCTCTCGAATGTCACCGGAAAGCCACTCATCAACAGTCGCGACCTTGATCTGTAGACCCTGAAGCTTATTGATACTCATAGGTCTGACCTCAAGAAGCGAACCAGTCAAGAAGTTTTCAACTCCCTTTTTCGTAGAGGCTAACTTTGTGCGATTCGCTTTGGAACCAGTTGTGTTTTGTAAAGAGCCTTCCGTCAAGAACTGAAACAGAGGTCCTCTCGAACGGGTGATAGCGGTACGAAGAGGGGACATGACCTCCTCCGCCTGCTTCATTGTTGGAGCAGTTGTGATCTGATGGGTAGTAGAGGTATCGACATTCAGAAAGTAACCTTGTAGAGTTGAGCCGTACATTGATTTGGCGGCGCCTCGTGCTACGATCAAATACTGTTTGTTAATCAATCTCTTTTTCACATTCTTGCGAACGTAGTGCCCACCATGACCATCTGGATTCGGCTGGTACACACTTCGTTCAACAAAATAATACCAACCAAAGATCTGCTCACCCCAAAGCTTGAAGCTATCCAAAAGGCTAAGGTCGGAGCCATCTGTTAGAGTTAGTTCAGACTCGCAATAAGCAATCCACCCCTCAACAGCTTGGTCGTCGTAGTACACACCCGGATTAGCGATGAGGTCATCAATGCGATTCATCTCCATGGAGATCTCTTTGCAAACCGGAATCTCCCCTCGAATTACGGCATCACGAAACATGCCATAATACTTGGGAACGGCAGTGTTTGATAATGCCATAAGTACCTCCTTAGCCAGCCTTCTTAGCCATACCGTTTACAATTTCTTTGATCTTTCCATAGTTATTGTAAATAGTTAAAGCAGTCGAAGTAGCAGTCGCAATTGTGCCGGCAACTTTCAGCGTTTTCGATACATATTCCTTTCCACGATTCACATCAGTCGAAGACAATTGACTGTACTGTTTCTCCATCTGAAGACGATTCAGTCGGTTACGAAGCTCTGCATCACTCATGGACTTAACGCTCTTACTGTTATGAGCTTTAGCATAGTCCTCATGAGCAGGAGCATCAGATTTAGAAGAGCTCTCTCTTTTCTTCCCAGCTGTAGTACGAGTACCATCTTTATTCTGGTAGCGACGAACACCCCACTTCATTCCGATGATACCGTGATGGGCAAGTGCTGTATTATCCATTTTGAAATCCTCCTCTCACATTTAATCCGGGTCAACTGTCACATTGATTCGCCATTCAAGTTCACTGATCTGCCGGTTGATTGCTTCCATGACCGCAGAACTTAAAGGCGGGTCAAACACCAGTTTTACCTTCAGGTAGATAAAAGTTTTTACAAATTCAAGACGAGGATCGTCGTACAGGAATTCGGACCAGGTCTTACTCG